CCCCGACGGCCACCGGGACAACCCCGAACCCCGCCCCCATGCCGGTGAAGTGGATCTACGTCCTGCGCGACGGCACGCTCACCGCGCCCATCGCCGACGACAGCACCGGCACCACCGCGGATTTCACCAACGCCGCCCAAACGCCGACCGACGACAACCCCATCGTCGGCCGCATCGCCTTCTGGACCGACGACGAGACCTGCAAGCTCAACCTCAACACTGCATGCGGCGGAACTTACTGGGAGCAGCCGATGTTCGCATCGGACATCGATCTCGCATTTTCGCGATACAAACCCGTTGCCAAGGAATACAACCGCTACCCCGGGCACCCGGCAACCACTGAGACCATGTTTTGAGTGTGATGAAGAATGATTTGCTTGGATTAACCGCGATGTGCTTTGAAAGCCAAAGAGTTGTGGATACCAAACATTTCGCATCAGCTTTTTCATCCTAGAAAAGTTTGGGAAGGGTCGTTGAAAAGGGTCAAGTATCCCACCGCTGAAAGGGTAGAAAAAACCCACGGTCGCTTTGATCGCAGACCGTGGGTTGGTTTGCGCCTGATTATTTGATCCCGTTCGCGGCGAATGCCAGGAGCGCCTGGTCGATTACCTCGGCAACTTGATCGGGCGCCCAGTCGGAATAGAACTCGGTTAGTCGCTTTTTTAAATCGTCGGGGGACGAGCTCAAAAGGATGATCCGCCGGACTGGAGCGAGACTGCCGCGGAATGTCCGCGAGAGTTTCGCGGCACCGTTTGCCGCCAGGGTGTCGGTTGGGTCGATGAGGCCGGAAGAGGAAAGTGTCGTCACGCCGGGCAACGTGGGGGCTGGCGTCGTAGATCTGCGGACTTCAAATCCGACCTCTTCGGAGATCGCCTCGATCGCGTCGTCCGCCGGTTCTAGTCCTGCCTGCTTGAGTGAGACCAGCATATCCCCTAGCGCCTGCTTTTCTTCTGGGGAGACGGCTCCCCAGAGCAGCTTCACACGGCCCGGGATCCCGTTGATGCGAAGATACTGGGCGCAGAGTTGGACGTCGATGGTCTCGGCCAGCATGATCGAATCGAACTGCCGGATATCGTCGCGAACCTTGCCGTGCTGGTTGGCGACACCGGATCCCAGCCCGGTGGATTTCGTGTTCGACGACAGGATCTGTCCGACGACAAGTTTGCTCTTTTCTTCGTTGCAGAGGCGGATGAATTTTTCATACCCATCGGCGCTTTGCGAGCTGGCAGCCTGGACGAGCTCGACCTCGGTGTTCCTGCTGACGACGAGCCCTCCAATTTTCACCGCGTATCCGAAGGCGCGTTCGAGGATCGACCGGCTGGCGTCGTCGCCCTGGTCGTATTTCCCCAAGAGGAACGGGGAGCCGTAGCGCTCCAGGAACCTGCCCCACCATTCGCGGTTCATTGTTCCGAGGAGCCACCAGAAAAGGATCGACCGCATTGGGCCGCCCCAGAGATCGTGGGTCGTTAGAAGGTGCCCGCGGTGGATGATGTAGCGGTTGCCGTCAACCTCGGTCGTCCTTCCGGTCGGGTATCCGAAGTCGTTTACTTCGCGCACCTTCATCAGCCCGGTCGCATCCTCCTGGTTGGGGACGTAGGTGAGGAGGAAGTGGGGGACGGCCACCAGTTCTGAAAGCTCATACCGCAGTCCCGGCTTGGACGAAGGGCGGAAAACCTTTTCGACGGCGGCCACCGGCCAGAGGATCGAGTCCATGAGATGGGAGCAGGCCCGGAGCCACGAGCAGCTCGCCACGTTCCCGGGATCGGGAACCTTGAGCGAGTCGATCATGTCGGTGATCACCTTGGCTGCCACCACGTCGTCCGGGTTCTTTTTGTCCTTCGGGACGACCGCGAGCGTGTCTCCCAGGACGGCCAGCTTCCGCTTGGCGAACTCGCTTTGCAGGTGGCTATCTGAAGTGATGATGTCCCGGTAAAGAGAGAAGAGGTCGCGCGGATCTCCCGACTTTGCCGCCTCGATGATCTCATGGACGCGCTCCACGTCGAGGCGCTCGGTCATGCTCGCCTGTTCGGCCCATGGGTTCATGACGGTCACCCGTCCGGTCGGGATCATCTTCGCGAAAAATGCGCGGAGCCTGGATTTGATTTGTGCGTTTAACATAGTGCTTTTCTTCCTGGTTCAAATAGTCTGGCAAAAGGGTTTTTTAGAATCCTGCCGGCTCCGCGATCTATGGATCCTCCCACGCGGGCCGCCTCGGCCTCGGCCGTGCCGCCACCGGCGGATAGGGCATGCAGCCCGAGTTTGGTCGAGTCAAACGTGTCGCCGTGGTTTCCGCTTTCATCCACCTCGGTCTCGAAGGAGCCTCCAGCGCGCTTCACCAGGCGAAAATCGTTTTTCACCCATGTGAGATTCGGGATGGAGATCAGGCCGTCCTCCAGCGCGTTCACGAGCAGGTTACCAAGGTAAACTTTGAACGACATTTTTTCGCCAAGATAGACTGTCGTTTCCGATGAGGTCACGAGGTCGGCGAGCACGAGGCCCTGCAAAGATTTTTTGAGTCCTGCTGCGTAGTATTTTTCGTTCGAGGCATCGATGCAGATCCGCACAGGCCGCCGAGGGGAGAGGAGCATGAGCACGCCGATGATGATCGCCCGGGCGATGTCTGGATCCGCTGTCTTCCACCGCATGATCAACCTGACATAGAAGCTCATCCCCACCTGTTCGACGACCGAGAGAGAGGAAGGGTTGCTCTTCTCTTTTGTGGTCGTCGCGATGTCATACCCCAGCCCGATCCGGCTGTGCTCCACGAGCATCGACGGGAGATCGCGAGGCAGGACATCCGCCAGGGTGACCGATCGGCGCTTCCCATTCATGCCTCGATCTCCTCCGTGATATCCACGCCCAGGCATCCGGACGTTCCTCCGGCCATGGCAAGCTGGAGCGCCGGCAGGCTTACCGCCGCCTGGCCGCCCGTGATGAAGCGCAGCCCGAAATTCCTGTCCCATGCCTGCTTGTCAAACGCCCTGGCCCGGTGTTCCTCCGGGGAGATCGGCTGTCTGGTCTGGTCATCGAACATCGGCACGCCGGCCGCGTGAGCATCCCAGGCATCCACGCGATGGCACATGTAGCCGGCGGCGCTGCGATACCAATTCCCCTTCGGGTTGGTTTTGAACTCCTGCTCAGGCGGGATCGTGAGCTCCCACGAATAATGTTTGTCATCCGGAGGTGGCGTCGTGATCCCGAGCAGCCGGAACTGCGGGTTGCTCGACATGAACGGCAGCACGGCCTCCAGCACATCCTTGAACTCCGGCATGCGTCCGAACTCGTCGAGCCAGATGTCGCCCGTCCAGCCAACGGCCGTGTCCGGGTTCGGAGCCACCACGATAGAGCGGCTGTAGGTCGTCCGGTCGTGCCAGATTTTTGTCTCCAGCTTCTGGTGTTCGAAAAGATCCGCGATCGCGTCCAGGTCGAGCAGGTTCCCCCGCTCGTCATCCGCCGAGCTGGTGAGCCGCAGGCCCTGATCCTTCACCAGCCGGCGGTATTTGTCGAGCATGAGCGCCCAGATCATCGCCTCCTTGCGCACGAACTCGACGCCGAGGTTCACCGAGGCCGAGCAGAAGACCGAGAGCAGTCCGCGGATCATCATCATCCGTCGCAGCGCCTTCGCCGCCGCCGTGAAGCTCTTTCCTGCCTGTCGTCGCCAGATCCAGAACATGATCCCCAGCGAGTCGTCCCAGAACGGCTCCTTCGCGTATTCGCGCAGAACGATGAGAGGTTGCTCGCTCATAAGAAGACAGTCCGGCGGGACGGGTTCACCGAGAAGAAGGCGGCAGAGCCCGTTGAGACCTGATCGCCGCCCGCCGGACTGAAGAAAATCATTCGCCCTCCCGCGCCTGCATCTCCGGGGCCGTACCAAAGAAAAGCTGGACGAGTTTGTCCATCTGGACCGTTTGCGTGTCGCCGGATCCCAGGATCGCCTGCGCCTCCGGCTGCCGCGCCCACTTGATGAAGAGCTCTGCGGTCCCGCGCTGGAATTTCTTTTCGTCCAGGTCGAGCTGGCGGTCCTTCTGGGCGAGCCGGGCGCTGTTGGTCTTCGCGTTCAGAGCCGCAGCTTCTGATGAACGCAGCGAAGCCAGTGAGGCTGTCAGCTTCCCGATGTTTTCCTCGTCGAGGCTCTCCAGCATTTCGAGGATTTTCCCGCCAGCGATTGCCGCAGCTCCCTCACTCAATGATCCTCCCGCCTGGGCGAGCTGATAGGCGTAGGAGGAAAGCGATTTGAGATTTTCCACGCGCTCCCTCCGCCGCAACCAGTCCGCATATCCGCCGTCCCTCCAGACGCTGAGGTTTTGCGGTGTGATCTGCTCCTCTCCCTCCTGCTCAAGGATCTCCAGGACAGCCGGCAGCGAATTGAGCCATGCCAGGATGCGGGGTCCGCTTACGTTGTTGAGCAGGCGGAGGTTCAGCTCCTCCCGGAGCGGCACCGGCAGCCGCGCGATTTTTCCGCGTCGTGTAGGTTCTTCGCTCATGCTGGTTTGTGTGTGAGGTGCCAGCCGCCGCATGCCGGGCACTCGTAGACGCGGAGCTGGTCAGGCCGGCCGTGGCGCCTGCGCTGGCGTCCGCGCAGCCTGGCATTCATGGCCGTGAGGGCATCCTTCTTTGATGCGTAGCGCGTTTTGTTGCAGCTCATGATTTTTGGAGTTGGAAGCCAGGCGCGGGCACGTCCGGCCATAGTTCGTAAAGAAAGATTCCAGCGGATCCGCCGTGGCGCGGGTCGTTCGGGACTTCCAGTGCTGCCGCCGTCGCCATGCTCGCCTCGCCGATGTGGTCGTTCGGGCCCCTGTCGCCGACCACGGCCTCGACGGTTTTACCCGTGCGCGGATATGTGATGCGGGCCTTGCATCCCAGCACGACACCCGGCACCGCCCGGACGAGGCGCCCCGGCACGACGATGAACGGCACTTTCTCGCTGTCCAGGTAGGCATGCGGGTCGGTCAGAGCAAATCCCGGAACCTGGTAAGCGGTGGTAGATATATAGTAGCCGGGAAATGGGTCGTGCTGGCCTTGGATCAGCGGACGTCCGTCCGACGCTCCGTTGTCGGTGGCGATGCCCCACCAGTTTCCGTCGTGGCCGGCATTATCCAGGTCATCCAGCGGGCTCGTGCCCTTCGGGCCGTAGGCGCGTGGCGAGCCATCCGCGTCGATGGTCATTTCGCCGATGAAGGAAACGGAACCATCGTCGCGGAGAAACACCGGGGTTCCTCCGACCATGAAAAGGGTTTTCAAAATGTTGCGCCCTCCAGGTTGCCGGCCATTTCCAGGGCGAGTCCGCGTGGGATCGCAAAAGTCATCCGCTTTTTAACGTCGAGGAACAGGTGCAGGTGGATCGAGTCCGGCCCTTCGCGCGTCACGGATACCCTCCGCGCTCGGAAGATCACTGATCTCGGACGCTGCGCCCGCTCCATCCTTCTCTCCTTCACGTCCATGTTCTTAAAAGTCCGCTCCGCCGGTGATTTCGATTTCCGTGAGAGTGATGCCGTAAGACGATTCGCCGGCTGTTGTGCCGCGAACGATCGCAAGAGTCGGAGTGCATTTCAGGCTCGACAGGAGTCGCGTGAAAAACGGCCGAGAGTCCTCGACCCGGACGACCTGCATCCAGTCTGCCGCCTGGTGGTGCGCGATCACTTCCGGGACTTCGCGAGAGGCCATCGGCGAGTTATTCGGGAAACCGCAGAACGCGATGCCGACCAGCAAAAATAATCCGGCGATGATCAGCAGCGCGTCCACATCCGCACGGCCGCTCTGTCCTGGAGGCCGTGGAGCCGGAGAGACGGGCTCGGCCTTTTTCACCTCAGCCTTCGGATTGAATTGTCCGCCTGGCATGGTGCCTCCGATGAAAGAGATCGGGCGCGTCGCTTTGAAGCGCCCCCAGATAACCATGGCGGCGCCGAAAAGGCCGATCACGTCCATCACGTTGTCGGTGAGCGATGAGACATCGATCTTCACGTTCTTGAAGCTCGCCACCAGGGAAATGATCGTGATGACGGCGCCGATGATCGTGCGGGACTCCCACGGCTTCTTCGGGTCCAGCGGGAGAACGATTTCGTTTTCGTCGCTCATTTTGCGGGAGTTGTTGCCGGCGCCGGAGCCGCAGGCGGGTTGAGCTTTTGCACCACCAACTCGACGGCCAGATTGACCGCGCTGGTGGTGGCATTGATGCCGGTCTGGATAGCTTGGGCTTTGATCGCGTCCACCGCCGCCGCCCTTTTTTGTTCGCCGGTTTTCGACGAGTCAGCCAGCGAGGTCACCACGTCGAGAGCGATCGGCAACAATGCCGCCAGCAATTTTGCGGAGTTGTCTTCGAGGATCGGCAGCAGGAACTGAAAGACGACCTTTGTCGATCCGCTCAGCCACCCGAGTATTTTGATGAGGAGTGTTGTCATAAATTGAAAGCGGTTTTCAGCCAGGCGGCTGTTTCCTGAACCTGCTTCGATGGTGGGCCGGCCGCCGGCACGTCCGGATTTGGCGTGACGAAATCAATCTCCGCACGCTTCCTCGCCGGATGTGTGGGAAGGGTCGCGATCGCCATCGCGAGGCAGAAGATCGCCGCGCCAACCATTGCCGCGATCATGTTCCGAGCGCTCACAGGCTCCTTTCCGCCGCGAGCACGCCGGCGCTCGTCGCTTTATAGTAGATCGTTGCTCCAAGTTCGGCCCGCACGACTTCCGCGTGGCCAAGCCCTGCGAGGAAGACGCATGCCGCCTCGACTTCTGCCAGGGTGAAATCGTGTTCGCGGCCCGCGTTGAGCCTCCGGCGGATGTCCTGCGGGTGGCACGCGAGCACCTGGCGGGCCGCGAGGTGCTCCCGCACGAGCGCACGGCATTCTTCCCGGCGTTCCTGTTCCTCGGCGCTCATTTTCGCGCGTCCAGGTTGCCCTCGATCCGCCCGATCGAGCGTTCGAGGTCGTGGAAGCCTTTTTCAATGGATGACTGGAGGGTCGCCTGCGAGTCCGCCTGCCGTTCGAGTTGTTTCCACAGGCCGTTGAGCTTGTCGTCGATCCGGCGCTCCAGCATGACCACCGCCGCCGAGATCTTCTGCTCCATCTCCCGCTCGATTGGCGGATCCCGCCGGATGTTCTTGATGAAGATCGCCACCACCGCGGCCACGGCCAGGAGGACGAGCCCGACGATGAGCGAGTCTCCCCATTCAGCCTTCGTCAGTGGAGGCAACGCGTCGGCGAGAAAGGAAACAAAAAAGGCTGGAGCAAACATGCCCGGCCAGCCTGCCAACGATCCCCGTCACCTGCCACGCCCGCTGGGCGCTCTGGGGGCGGTGGGGGAGGGAGAAAAGCGGAAAGTGGAAATCGGAAAGGGGAGGGCGATGATTATTTCTTCTGCTCCCGCCGCTGGAGCTCTGCCGCGAAGAGGCTGATGTTGCCGAGGATCGCCGACCGCATGAACGGCTGGGCGGTCGCCAGCATCGCCTGCCATTCCGCAAGCGCTTCTTCCAGACGCTCGTCGCTCATCGCCGCCGCCGCCGCTTGCGGCCCCCCGGATAACGTCTGCGCCACGTGCGCTTCAATTTCGGCTTCGTCGGGAACGTCCATTTCGCCCTCGCCAGTTAACAACCAGTCAACG